TTTTCTTCAAACCTCTAACCTGGGAATCCTGCGGCGCTGGCGGAACCGTGCCAGCCGGGGAGCAACTGGCGAATGGGAGCACCTGTCCGGTGGGGACTAATAATCAGTGGGTTGAGAAGGACAACTTAGAATTCAAGAGCGCGCAGCGAGTGGTGGTCACCGGCAATGTCTTCCAGAACACCTGGATGAGCGCGACAACCGGGACGTCTGTTGTTTTCACTCCACGCACCAGCCAAAGCGGCAACATCGCTGTCGTCGATGACGTTTCGTTCCAGAGTAACCTCCTGAATAACGTTAATTCCGGTATTTCGACGCTGGAGGCCGACAACAATTGCGGTGCACCCTTCGGCTATCCGCAATGTACGAATGCGGGAGAAAGCAAGCGGCTGTGGATTGACAATAACCTGATCTTGCTCAGAGACACCCAAGACACTTATCAGCATGGGGCCCTCAAGCTAGACGGCGGCTGCAGCGGATGCGGTCCAGTCAATGGTAGCTTGCCGGGGGAAACTGATTTTATTTTTCAACACAACACCGTGCTGATGGCTGATAGCTCGGTTCTTTGGAATTCTGCTTATTTTAGCTTGCCTCAACTTTCGTGGGGCTGCACCCCTCCGCAAGGCTACTCCTCGACTCACAATGTTTGGGTTCTCGACAACGCGATGACGCGGCAGGCAAATGGTGATTGCGGTGAGGTAACTATTTATGGCGGGATAGTTGGATTAGGCTATTACATGGGCGATCCGGCTCCTCTGTCTCCCCGTTTTTATGGGAATGTGATGTTCGTGCCCAGCGGTGATCAGCAACAAACTTGGCCGGGAACGTCGAACGACGCCACCACTACTCCTTTCACCTATGTAAATCCCGGAGGAGGTGACTACCGGCTGCTCATTCCGGATTGGAGCGCGCACACAACCGATGGCACGCAGGCTGGTATAAACTACTCAACCCTATGCGCGACGAGCGTGTGCGGCGCGGGCGGCGGCGGCGGCACACTAACTATCGCCACCACCACTCCACCAACTGGAAACCTGGGAGGTGGTGTGTATAGCTACCAGCTACTAGCCTCAGGCGGCAGTGGCGTCTACGCTTCTTGGACTATACTTAGTGGTTCGCTGCCTGCAGGCGTAACCCTCAACACCAGTACCGGGCTTATAACTGGCACGCCTACGGCTACCTGTACCTGCAGCGCACTTATACAGGTGACAGATAGTTTGGGGGCCACGGCACACGCCACTATCAACATAGCTGTTGCGCCTGGAATCCACGTAAGGAACGAGCCGAATGAGATTTTCCAGTACAGCAGTACAGTAGCGCTCCTATCTCTAAAAGAAAGGCGGAGTAGGCTTGGCCATAAGCCGAACGTTGTAGGTGTACATTTGGAACCTATTCTTGGGAACATTCTCAGTGCGTGCTAGCCTTGGAGGCCAAATCATTCTAATGGTAGGCGGAGTTTCGTCTACACTACTGCTAGCCGGTATACTTTGGCGGCTACTATTCGCTCTGATACGTTATGTTCAGTGGTTGAACATGGCTATCATCTATGTAGCCAAAGAAACCGGCACACCATTACCGAGAACACTCATTGATCAGTACCACGTTTTACCCTTTAACGGTAAACCATTACACACACTGGTGCGGGATTCAGAGGAGCAACAAGAAGATAGTGACGAACGTATGGACCCCCCAGCAGCGTCTCGTCGGAGTTAGCAATGACGATGGACGATCCCCAACCCAACAAGCCGTACACGATACGCGATATCATCCTCACCGTGGCGTTGCTGGCTTCGTGGCTACCGGCCATTGGGGGTTACTTCAAACTGAGCAACGATGTCCAGAACATCAAGGAAGTGTATGTTTCCAAGGATCAGCTCGCAATAGAGGTCCAAAAGAATCTGGGCGACCAGGGGATCAAGGCGATTCAGATTCAGAACCTTACCGAAGCGCTGAAAGATAACAACGAGCAGTTGGTCGCTTTGCAGTTGGAACTGAAACAAATGCGATTAGAGTGGTCGAATTACCGGAGTCACAGGTAAAAGAGTAAACATATCGTGGAGGAGCATGACAGAAAAATACGTAAGAAGCATATCACGCCAATTGCTTGGGCAGTTGTGCCACGCTAATGGACCAGCGCTTGAACTTGCTGAGTCCGTTGACACATCTAACGGCAAGCCCATTGACGGTGTACGCCTGTTGTGGGCGCTGTGTGGTGTGGAGAGCAGCTTTGGTGCTAACATGGCACCGCGCCACGAGCCTAGTTGGGACAAGGGTGGTGCCTTGTACACCGCAAGTACAGATTTGCAGGAGTACATTGCCAAGTACCCCTATGACGGTGCCTGCAGCTACGGCCCGTTGCAAGTCATGGCCTACAACCTGCAGCCCTATACACCAGAGCAGTTAGCGGCCGACCCGGCGCTAACTTTTGCAGCTAGCATTAAGTTTTTCAATCACTATGTAATTGAGCATTGGAAGGACAAAACTTTGCACGACATTTGTGACACTTGGAACGGTGGAAACCCCAAGGCCAAAATATCGCCTGCATATACCACCCACGTTGTTAACTACTACAATGGAGGGGTGGTGCCTTGCTAAACAAGATAAACCTATGGGTTGTTCAACACAATCTTTCAGCGCATACGTTTGTCAGTATCTACGGAATGTTTACATTGTTCCTAGCGGCTGATGCAAGCGCACGCGGGCAGGTGCTAGGATTCCTAAATGAGCACCCGTTCTATTGCCTGCTGTTTAACTTTGCAGCATTTGCCTACTCACGCTATGCTGGTGGGCACAGCACAGAAGGCCAGCTGGCGCAGCTGCAAGCTACGCCACCCAAACAAGTAGCATCTGCCGTGGTAGCTATAAACGCAAGCTCGCCTGAAGGAGCACCTCTGGTAACTGCAGCGGTGCTAACAGCCACACCACCCAAGCAACCCACATAAACCCCACAAAGAAGTGGCCACCCACTGTGTGCCGTGTGCCACAGGAGAAAACACAAGCTATGAAAACTATTTGCCTTATCGTAGTAGCCATCGTTGTACTGCTGGCAGGTACCGCGTGCAGCGCGCCAACCCTGATGCAGGATATTGTATCTGCATCCGACATCGTGGTTGTCATTGCCGACCCTGCCATTGCGCCCCTGGTTGAGCAGGCTGCGCAGTCCATTGTCTGTGCCGCTGCACCCGGCACAACCACCGAAAAGATTGACAGTTGCTTGGCTGCAGCGCTGCAGCTGTACCAAGAGGCAGCTACTAAGGCTAGCCCCAAACAGCAGGCTTTGGTGCAGGCCGTAGTGCTGGCCATTGAGAGCTTCATTACCGCGCAAGCCCCGGCAGGCACCATTACTAACTCCAGTGGGGCTGTGATTAAATCTGCTGCCAAGGCGCAAGTCAGGGGTAGCGCAACCCTTACTGCAAAGCAATTCAAGCAGCAGTTCAACGCTGCTGCCAAGATTGCCGGTACCAACCGTAGGCTGTAAGAAAGGACATACACAAAAGTGAACCCACTTGTAGTTTCGCCAGCTGGCCGTGTGTACGGCCAGCTTAGGGACAGCGCTGACACCCGTGACAAGATACTGCGCTTAACTGGTACTACTGTGCAGCCCATTGCAGCTGACGAAGGTGCACTGTTAGGTGCAGTACGTGACCAAGGACAGGAAGGCAGCTGCGTAGGCCACGGGTGGCAAGGGTTTGCGGCTTGGCTATTCCGCAAGTTCGGTCCGTACACTACAGCAGTACCGGAGTTTAGCCCGCAAGACATTTACTACCTAGTACGCCAGCTCGAAGGTACCTTACCCAATGATGCCGGCGGCATGGTGCGTACCGGTGCTAAGGTACTAAATAAGTTTGGGGTGTGCCCAGAAGTTGACGATGCTTATGGGCCAGCCACATTAAACACACCACCCAGTCCACAAGCTGTAGCAGATGCGATTAAGTACAAGGGTGGAGCATATCACACACTGCCTACTTTAGGCGATATGAAAGGGTGCCTAGCCAGCGGCTACTGCTTTGTCGATGGCATTGATGTTTTTAATTCCTTTGAAAGTGATGCCGTAGCCAGCAGTGGTGAAGTACCTATGCCTGCCAGCACTGAGCAGTCGCTGGGCGGCCATTGTACGCTTACCTTTGGCTACGATGACAAACACCAAAACCTTGATGGCTCACAAGGTGCACTGCACAAACGCAACAGCTGGGGCAGTACGTGGGGCCAAGGCGGTGACTTCTGGCTGCCGTACAACTACGTTAACCAGTACCTTAATGATGCTTGGGTACTACATCTTGGCCCGGCTTGGCACTAGGGTCTATAAGTTGCCGCATGGTAGGTGGTGGCCAGCCATGCGGCCCGGGGCACAGTGTGCGGGGCACGCAGCATCCCCACTGTGCCCTGCAAACTAAATCCACCGTAAAAACAACAAAGGTCGGTAGGCACTTGCCCGATGTACTGGGGGAGTGCCTACTGGCCTTTATTCGTTTGTGCTCTAGCTTACGGTGTTCTGTGCTGCGGCTTAGGTTTCATCAACTCACCGCTGGCCACTTCAAACAACTTGTCAAGGTAGTGGCGCGCCTTATCCAAGTCCTGCACACCGTTCTTATCACGCCAACGCCAAAGATACTTCGTAATAACGCCTTCAATATACGGAAAGAATTTGTAAATATCCCAGTGCTGCAGCGTGCCACCACAATGTGGGCACTGCACTGCGTTGTCTTGGTAGTGCGTACCGCCTACCTGCCATGCATTAGCACTGCGAGCCACAGCAGCAAGCTGGTCGTCATCAATGGCATCCTTAACATCTTTGGGTACTGCTAAGGTTGCGACTGTTGCTGTTGCTACCACCGGTTGCTTTGCTTCTGCTAGCACCTCCCACTGTGCTCCTTCACTGCCAGTCCAACGACGTATTTTGCGGCTGCAAATTACACAGGTAGCGTATACGTAGCCACTACCACCCTTATCTACGTCTTTACCGGGTGTGTGCATGTGTGTCACTGTCATTACGTTGTAGCCTCCTCCCACAGTTGCAGCACTGCTTTAACAACTGCGAGCTCCGTCTCGTTAGGGGTTATGGTTTCACGCAGGATGAGTAAGCCAATGTTTAAAGGCTAGCTCTACGTAACGGTTACCAAGGCTGCGCTCGTGCACACACTCCAGCATACCGGCTAACTTATTGGCCAGAGCCAGCGTGCGTCTTTCTGCGGATGTAAGTGCACGATCAAAGTACATGTGTGCGTTATCTTTGTGCCCTGCGCGCGCTACGTACTTCACTACGTTTCCCAGACAGAACCCAAGCTGCCAGTTTTCCTGAACGAAAGCGCGAACCAGCTTCGATTCGCGCTTCCGAGTTAGCTGCTGAGAAGGCTGGAAAGCCAATCGATCACGGTTTGATCAGCAGTATGTTCTACTTTGCCAAGCTTGAACGTACCACTCTCGATGACTTCGCGGATCTGCTCCTTGATCGAACGGCGAGTCTTCTTGTCACCAGCAGCGGCCACAGTGCTACCCTTCACTGCTCCGCCCTTTGATTTGGCGATCACTGCACGCTGGTTCTCCGCGTCCAGTTTGGCGATAGCGCTCGCAGCGGTCTCTTTCAACCGGCCATTCAAAATAGCTGCCTCTGCTTCCGGGGTCAGCGTTGCCAGTCCCAAACGCTTCTTCACGAAGCGCAGCGCTTCCTTCCCAACCGTCTCGTCTTTCGCTGCGTCGGGGAAGTAGATCGCCGCGACCTGCTGCTCCGTCAGGTTCCACTTGTGAATCAGCTTGGCGATGTTGTGAGCATCGTCCAACAAGGAAGTGCCGTTGCGAAAGCGGTTCTCTGCGATGTTAGCGACGAAGCCCTCCATCTCCGAACACTGCACGTAAGTGCAGCGCATCTGTAACTTGACGGGAAGCAACTTGCGCTTGTTGATTTCGCTCACCGCGCGCCAGCGGGAGAATCCCGCGACCAGGACAGGCGTTCCGCCATCGTTGCGTACCGTCACCGGCGAAATCTGACCGTTGCGAGTAATGTCTTCGATCAAACATTCCACGTCGGGGAGTTCGTGGCGACCATTGAGTTCAGGTTTAATTTTGATGTCTTCGGGATAGAAACGATACTCCGAAGTGCGGGTGCATTTTGCGTTCCATTGCACTGCCATAAAGAACTAGTCTCCTTAATCTTTTTAGCTGTTGTACAGGTAGCCGAAGCGGCTGCCCCGTAGTTCGTCGTTTTTGTCTGCTTTGGGGCGTTGCGATGCTGGTTCACCGCTAGTGGCATTCTTCGCGGCCTTAGCAGGCTTCTCAACCATAGCAGGCTTCTCAACCATAGCAGGCTTCTCAACCTTAGCAGGCTTCTCAGCCTTGGCAGGTTTGGTGGCTTTGCTGCCCTTGGCAGCCGGGGCATTAACACTGGCAAACTTCGCCGGTTTGTTCTTCGCTTCAACGCTCTTGGTAGCCATGTTTTGTAACTCCTCGTTTTCAAGTATTAAAATCAGTTGTGTTTTTGCACGCAAAGAAATTGTAGCTTGGTCGTTCATAGGGTGCAACAACTTTTCTGCAGCATCCAATATGCTACTACCCACTACGGGCTGTAGATTCAAAGCCTTGATGGTGTCGTTGGGCATGTCCACTAGCTCCACCTGAAAGCCCTTGTTCACTACCAGCATTGCGCCGTCTTTGCTTTGGCCTACGCGCAAGTAGGCCACACCGTTAATGTCTCGGTACACTTGGTACACGTTAACGTCCACCCTAGTGGCAGGCTTACGCGGCACCACTTGCGTTTCAGGCTCCGGTTCGGGCTTAAGCTGCCCCGCAAATGGGCGGCACTCTACAACGTGGTCGCCCACTACCAGCAACCGCTGCTTAGCGGTTTGCTGCGCGGCTGCAACCTTGGCTTGCAGGGCCGCTGCTTTCTCAGCGCGTTTCTGTGCTGCCTTACTTACGGTAGGCGCAGTAAGTATAGAAGGCAGCAGCATTCCAGCCCCTATCTGTGGGTACTCAGGCAGGAAGTCTTCAACTATATCAGGACCAAGTATTTCGTGTGTAACCTTTGGTACGGGCTTTGTAGCTTTGGCTAGCAGCTTAGCTGCCTTAGCTGCCTTAGCTGCCTTAGCCGGTTTGCCGCTGCGCTGTGCGGCCTGTATGCGCTTGGCTGCGGTGGCACTGTGTGGGCTAGCCATGCTGCACCGCCTTGCATTCCTTGGTGTGCGCACCACTGCCACCGCAGCAGGGCTTGGTAGTACGGTTAGGCGCATACACCGGCTGTGCGCTTACCGTGGGGCTGCTGTGGCGCACGGCGGAGCATAGCTTGCGCTTTTCAGTAGCTAGGGCCACCGGTACATTCTCACAGGGCCATACGGCTTGGTTGGGTGGTATGGCATAGGTGGCTTCCGGGATGCTTATAGCTTCCGGGATGCTATAGCTACCGGGGCACTGTGCACTGGCAACCGTGTGCATGGCCAGCACGTGCACTCCGCCACCATGTTGTAGGACTACAATGCCGCCACGCTGGCAACTATTGCAGGTACCCCGCGTGTTCGGTACTACGGGCAGGCTGTTTGCGTAAGGCATTATGCAACTTAGCAACACTAAGTTTGTGTGCTGTAACACACTCATTAATTGTATATTTTCCAACCACTTAGCAGCGTAACTATCTGCGTTGCAACACGCAAGTTCACCTGCCCTACTCACACCGTAAAACCAATATCGCCGGAGCAGCCGAAGCAGCCGGAGCAGTGGTAGCAGTCGGAGCAGTCGGAGCAGTCGGTGCAGTCGGAGCAGCCGAAGCAGCCGGAGCAGCCGGAGCAGTCGGAGCAGCCGAAGCAGCCGGAGCAGTGGTAGCAGTCGGAGCAGTCGGAGCAGCGGTAGCAGCCGGTGCAGTCGGAGCAGTCGAAGCAGTCGGAGCAGTCGGTGCAGTCGAAGCAGTTTTTGAGGCTATCAAGCGCCTTCTGTGCCGCTTCACGCGACCCCCAATAATCAATGGAGCAGCGGTTATTGTTTGCGTCGGTAATCCAAGTTTTAGTTGCCATCTGATTGCCTCCTGATGTCTGCATAATGCTCCCACGCCATCACTCTGTCATCCCCCGTTCGTACCCACTTTGATATTTATTTCAGGAGAGGCACCACGATGCGTACTTCGCTCATGCCATCAACTCCATTTCATCGCAAATCCGCTTGTAGGCCAGAGGGGTTAGATCGTTTGTATGCTCGAAGCCTTCCCGGCCCAGGGCGTCGGTCAGCCATGTGTCCGATATACCCTTTGAACTCTTGATGGCGTATAGCCGATTGATCTGCCTCGTGGTTATCCCGCTCTTGCGCTCGTTTTGGGTAGCAGGCTCGGAGTCCGGATTTTCCGGCTTGCGCACAGTGAGCACGTCAACCAGGGTAAAGAACAGTCCCGGCTTGGAGACAACCAGCGGGCGGACGCGCAGGTTCACCAGCCAGTCAATCTTCTCGGCCAGCCGGCCTGAATCATTCGGAGATAGCACATAGGCATCGGCTTCGCCCTCAGCAGTCAAGGTGTGGATGGTGTACCAGATACCCTTCTCGCTCTGCTTCTCGGCGGTTATGACTCCAGCCAGAGTTACAGTATTGTCTTGCTTGGTGGCGCTGTGGAGTTCGCCTGCTTCCTCGTCGCCCGGTGCGTCGTGTTCGGGATCGTCCTTCTCGTCAGGGATCAGCCCCAGGCCTCGCAGGAAGTATTTCAGAGCTCCGGTCTTGGCCTTCCAGATAGCCTTATCGCCAGAGTCGCGGGCCGTGCCGTAGGCGTCCAGCGAAATACTCGTGGTTCCGTCTGTTACCCGGAACTCGATTTGGATGCGAACCTCGAATGCCTTACGAGGCTTGTTGTCCCGATCTGGAGTGAGTTCGACCTCAAGGTATTCGGGCTCATGTTCGTGTTGGAGGATGACAATTCCCCGGCCAAACAGTTCATGCCGGATCGCCTTGGCAATATCTGCTGCCTTGACGTACTTGTAGCGTTGGGCGTCGTTGTGGCCCTTCTTTTCGACCCCTCCAACCGCATCGCAGGCTTCGGCAAGTTTCTGAATCAGGTTAGTGGGCTGTGTCGTTTGGTCTTCCACGGAACGCCTCCTCCAGTTTTCGTAGCTCGTCAATATCGGCCACGATGATTTCTTGCCAGAACTTTTCGATAGCGGCTTGCTGCTCCTCGGCTTGCTCGAACCAGTGACGCTCGATTCCGGTCATTCCACTTTCTCGTATGCCTGTGTCAGCCATGGCTTACTCCTTTCCTGCCAGCAAGATAGATGAGACAGCGAACCCCACGGTGGTGCCGCACAGCAGGCCGATCACGAACACGATAGCGGTGTAGGCGGTCATGGCTTAGGCTCCGTGAATACGTGAATGAACGGCTTGATCGGCTCGGTATGGCACTCTTCCCACCAAGTGAGCGGCTTGATCGGTTGAGCTACGATATGCTCGGAATCCATCTTGTCGCGCCACTTGTAAGCCATGTTGAGCAGCGCAGCGTAGAGTTCCACCGCTTCGGATTCGTTGGCCGCCACATCGACGAGATGGCCGCTTTGTACCGTTGTTGCTGGAACTCCGATCTCGTGTTTTTCCAGCACGATCGTGAGGGTGAATTTCGGTTTCATATCAGGACTCCTCATCTTCCGGCTCGGCCATGGGTAGGTTGCTCCAGTTGCGATTGCTGTCAAACTGAGGGGCGCCTTCGTCAGCGATGACTGCAAGCTCGTCGCAGTCGCAGTCATCCAGGTACTTGCCGCATTCTTCGCATTTCTCTTGGTCGATCACAGTTTTCTCTTTTTTGCCCTGTATCGGCGTATCAGTTCCCGGTTTTTGCATCTCAGGCTGCAATAGCGTTGCCACCAGACTCTCGGCTTGTATCGCTCCTTGCAACCACCTGCTTGACAACGTTTCATGCAATCAGATTACTACAACCCAACCGTTTGTAAATCCCTATTTCGTGCTAGTTGCGTTGGTTACTAGAGTGCCGTCCAAACTTGGCCAAGAACCGCCGGGGCTCGGCCTCGCAACAGGACACCGTTTCCAGACTGCCAGCATCAGCCTGAGACACTTCGGGCAGCGCTACATGCGGCATCAGAATCCATCCTTTCCCGGCGCGGCTTCCTTGGAATGAGAGAGGGCAGCGCGTTGCTCTTCGCAGTCAGAACAGTCTTTCCAAAACTCTGAATGGGGTCTACCGAGGCTTTCTCGGCATACGGGACACTCCATTTTAGCCAAGTGGCTGGTGAGCGCAGCTACCTGGGACTCCGCTGCCGCAAGTTTGGCAATCATTCCAGCGTTGAACTCGTACTGTCGGTCGCGCTCCGACTCCGCGGCCTCGGCTCGTGCATTCGTCCCAGCTACGTCGGTGATGCTTAGGGCGGGGCGCTTCTCGCAGAGATCGCATAAAACTTTCGGTTCGGACTCTTCCTCGATCTCGTCGTCATCGTTCATTGCGTTTCTCCTTTTCAGAAATCCCCAGCAACAGCGTCAGCGTGACCCACTGTTGCGCCAGCAACTCTACCATCTCCCCGACTGCCACGGGATCATCGGTATCATCCGCTAGCTGGCGGAGCGCCACCGCCTGCGAGATGGCCTGATACCTCTCCCAGAGCCGGCGCGTTTGCTCCACAGCTTTCCGCACGGCCGCTTCGTCCTTCTGCGCTTGTGTTCGGTTATCACACATCGGATTTGCATTTGCATTCGGAGCAGTCGGAGCAGCGGTAGCATTCGGAGCAGTCGGAGCAGTCGGAGCAGCGGTAGCAGTCGGTGCAGTCGGAGCAGTCGGAGCAGCGGTAGCAGTCGGTGCAGTCGGAGCAGCCGAAGCAGCCGGAGCAGTGGTAGCAGTCGGAGCAGCCGAAGCAGCCGGAGCAGTCGGAGCAGCGGTAGCAGTCGGTGCAGTCGGAGCAGTCGGAGCAGCGGTAGCAGTCGGTGCAGTCGGAGCAGTCGGTGCAGTCGGAGCAGTCGGTGCAGTCGGAGCAGTCGGAGCAGTTTTTGAGGCTATCAAGCGCCTTCTGTGCCGCTTCACGCGACCCCCAATAATCAATGGAGCAGCGGTTATTGTTTGCGTCGGTAATCCAAGTTTTAGTTGCCATTGTAGTTACGCCTCCTTAACCGAAACAAATATAACGCCTGCACGTGCAACAGTGCAAGAGAAAAATAAATCTTTATCCACAATGCTATCAACAACTTAGCAACACTAAATTTGCGTGTTGTAACACGCTCATTAGTTGTATGTTTTCCAACCACTTAGCAGCATAACTATCTGCGTTGCAGCACGCAAGTTCACCTGCCCTTGGCGTACTCCCAACGTAAACCATTATCGCTGGAGCAGCCGGAGCAGTCGGAGCAGTCGGAGCAGCGGGTGCAGTCGAAGCAGTCGGAGCAGTCGGAGCAGTCGGAGCAGCGGTAGCAGTCGGAGCAGTCGAAGCAGTCGGAGCAGCGGTAGCAGTGGCAGCAGTCGGAGCAGTCGGAGCAGCAGTAGCAGTGGCAGCAGTCGGAGCAGTCGGAGCAGTTTTTGAGGCTATCAAGCGCCTTCTGTGCCGCTTCACGCGACCCCCAATAATCAATGGAGCAGCGGTTATTGTTTGCGTCGGTAATCCAAGTTTTAGTTGCCATTTCTGCTTTCTCCTTAACCGCACCAACCAAGCTCATCTACCCTTAGCATACTCACGCAGTGCATCCAACAGGCCGCGCTGCGTTTTGTTCTTGCTATGCAAGCGTCGCAACTTTACTTCGTCTACCGTACGGCGCGCCACAAAGTGGTGCACCCAAACAACTTTATTCTTGTTGCCCTGCCTGCGAACGCGCTGTATAAACTGGTCATACAGTTCAAAATCCCAAGTCATGGTGAAAAATGCTACGTGGTGGCACGTACCGTGCTGTAAGTTAAGCCCGTGCCCCATGCTTTGCGGGTGGCCCGGTAGCACGGCTATTTGATCGGTGTTCCATAGCTTCTCAATTGCCATGCTTTCTGGCATGCTTACACCGCTACCCAGGTACGGCACAGGTTCCTTTTTGTGGCCCTGCAACAACTTTAAGATGCGCTCTAGATCGTGGTTGTATTCGTAGGCTAGCAACAGCGGGCTTCCCTGCAGTTCGTCGATCAAGTCCTGCAGTGCTTCTAGCTTAGCATTGTGTACTAACTCCCACTTACGCTTACCGCAGAATACAGGCTGCGTAGGGTCAAGCATGTGGTACAGCGCACCGCTGGCTACTTGGCAACACTTGTTGAGCGCACTACCGCTATTGGTAGCCGTAACAATGGCACCGCTGCGCAACTCAGTAATCATGTCTTCTTCTAGTTCGTCGTATACCTTACGTGCATTGGCAGACAAGTCAACGCGAATAATATTGGGCTCCGGCTTAGGTACCTTTAAGTAGTCCTCCGCGTCTAAGCGCAACACCAACGGCTTTAGCACCTTGTGTATCCGCTCTTCAGCGCCATCCTGCAGCTTCCACGTGTAACCGCCGTACCCGGTAGGGTAGAAATACTGTTGACGATAGTGTGTTATGTACTGCCCCAACGCTGCACCTAAATCCAGCAGGTACACTTGCCCAAACAAATCAAGGTAGCCGTTAGAGTTGGGGCTGCCAGTAAGTATCCACCGCCAGTCAAAAGTTTTCAGCGCGGGCTTAAGCAGCTTAAACCTACGGGTGTTGCAATGCCGAAACTTACTGCTTTCATCAATCGTTAATACCTGCGCTCCCAGCTGCTTCAAGCGGCCTTCGCTCATTAGCCAAGGCAACCCTTCGGGATTAATAATGTACACGTCGGCGTCCTGCTCCAGTGCAGTCTGCATCTGGCGCTGCCCGCCGTGCAGTATGCTATAACGCAGATGGGAAAAATTCTGCCACTCATCTATCTCCGCAGGCCATACAAGGTAGCATGGCCGCAGCGGTGCTATAACTAACATTCGCTTAACCATACCTTCTTGCCGTAACACGTCAAAGGCTTTAAGGGTAATACTAGTTTTGCCCATTCCGGGATCAAGGAAGAGTCCGCTTGCCCTTTGCCCTAGCAGAAATTCCACACTCGCCCGCTGATAACCGTGTGGCCTCCACAGCTTGGGTACCTGCTTTGCAGGCTGCCGCCCACTGGTCAATAACTCGACAACCTGCTTCTCTAGAATCGCACGACGCAACTGCATAGCCTGCCTCCCGTAGTTTACTAATTGTGTGCTGCTGCAACAGTTCGGGCTTCTTACCCCTACGCTTGAACTCTATCAGCAGTGGCACACCACCCTTGGCGTAGAACAACCTGTCGGGCTGGCTGCGGCGGCCCATCAAGTTTAGCTTTATGCTTTCCCAGCCGTAGGTGCGTAAGGCATAGGAAGCAACGTGGCTTTCCACGCCTGCTTCCTCTTTGTGTGCCATGGCTCGCTTAGCGGCACGGTTGATGGCTACCCAGTTAGTCATTTCACTACACACTCGTTAGGCGGTGGCGGTAAGCTACTGTGAGACTTAGCCCATGCAGAATCAATACACCATTGCTCGTTTCTAACCCGGTTTGTAACCGTGGCTACAAAATAAGCACGGTGCCAGCCTACGGCAAACAAAGTCAATAACGCCCCGGATATAAACCCGACTAAAATTTGCATGGTCCTCCATTATCACGGCGGAAATGGCACCACTTGCAGTAATGCCCCGGGCACGGCGCAAACCGCGTATCCTGCAGCATGTTGGCAGTGCGGTCTACCCACTCCTGCTTAAGCCGGGGCAAGTCCTTAAATGTGTACACAACGTCGCCGCCACGCGCCACACCCGCATCTAGATACCAATGCTCCGCTACTACTTCTGTAGCCCATAGGTACTTAAGCAAAGCTCCAAGCGCGTATAGGTCGCGTTGCCAGCCATGGTCAGGTTCATGCTCCTTGCCTGTCTTGTGATCAACAATGTGCACCTTAGTACCCTGCAAAGTGTGCGCGTCCACTTTAATACGCAGCCACGCGTCCTTAGCAAACCAACTTACCTCTTCCCACTTACGATTAAATGCCCACTGCTGCTCTACCAGTGCCTTGGCTTTTCTAAGCGCGGCAAACTCCTTAGGAAACTGTTTACATCTTTCGGGCAGTTTCTTTAACTTGCCAGTGGTGTAGTCCTCCGCTTGTTTATGGGCTAGCGTACCACCAGCCATGGCTTCGTTATCCGGCTCTTTCAACTTGAGCACATGCTTGTACTTTGCCAGCGCTGGGCACTTGTGGTAATCCATATACCGGCTGAAACTCCAAGCCAATATTTTCTGCAGTACGGGTATGACCAATTTACTTACTCTCCTTTTCTTCTATGCTAAAAATACGGCCAGGCTCAGTGTGTACTACACAGCCCTGCTGGTTAAGTACTTCACCTACGTCACGGTGCACCTGCTCGCCATCTGTACTAACGTCCACACCTGCATAGGGCACAACTTCTACAGTTAGGTCTAGCAGTTCATCTAGTGCAGCGTCCTCTTGACTTTCTACCAGCTGTGCAAGTATTTCCTCGATACCCCGCACTCGCGGCTGGTAACTGTGGTCCCCAGTAAAGCAAGCCCCAGTTTGGTAGTGGTTGCCCTTACGAGGCTTACCGCAGTGTACGCAGGGAGCATCTGGTGGCTCTGTAACGGCCTGCTGTGTGCCGATACCCTTACCGGCCTCAGCGAGCTGTGCAGCGGCGTTCTGCCGTTGCTGCAGTTCCAGCACCCACGGCTGCGCAGCCAACCTACGCGGTGCCTTGTCTAAGCTAACGGTTAAGTAAGCAGCCAGCGGTACCCAACGGCCTGCCAGGAGCTTAGTCTCCGGTTTGTACTGCCACCGAATTACTTTAAGCTGCTCGCCCTTGGTTGCTTCTACAGTTGTGCAGAACATACTATGCCTCCATCTTGGTTAGATGACCCCAGTCATTACCAAACTTTCCCTCCGAAAGCATTGGCAAATCGAACTGAATACTTTGCATTACTTCACGCAGTAGTTCCATCTCCAGCTTAAAGCGCTTCTTGGCCATGCTGCTGTTAATTTCGTCGTGCACACTTACCAACATACGTGCCTCGCGCTTAGGGTGTTCGTCGTACCGTATCAGTGCCTCCTTAGTGCAATCTCCGGCGCTACCTTGAATAAGGTAGTTCATCAGCTTGTAGTCAAACGTCATTACTCGGCCATACTTCTTCACAAACTTAGGCGGCTCTGTATAATACTCTCTGCCGCCCCAAGTACGTATAGCCAGCCCGGCCCGGCCCGTAGCCTTAATGTCAGCTTCTAATGTTTCGTAACCGGGTAACGCTTGCATCATGGCCGCTACTACCAGCTTGGCCGTGGGCATATCACAGCCCAACGCGGCTGTTAGCGCAGGCCACCCACCGCCGTATATTTTCTGAAACACAAACTGTTTAACGCGCAGGCGTATAAAGTCGCGCTTCACCTTTTCCAAAATCATGCTGTGCACCAACCCGTGCACGTCCAGCTTAGGATCGGCTAAGTACGCCTGTAACAAAGCACCATCTTCAAAGTGGGCCAGTATGCGTAGCTCCTGCTGGCTATAGTCGCGGTGGCCCCATACCTCGCCCTTATCGGGCAGCAGGTAGCTGCGCATAAGCGGTAGCGGTGGTACGTTCAAAAACTTAGGATGTACAAACCCATCACCACGGTCTTCAAACATCTTCGGTATATTCTGGAAGTTAGGCGTGCTGCTTAACCGCCCGGTACGCGCCCCGGCCATGTTCTCATTACCGTGCGTCTGCCTTACTTGGTTCCAACTGGTGTGTATAAACCCGTCGGTGGCCCGCGCCTGCTCCAGCCATGGAGTAAAGAACATACTCAGGCAAGTCTTAAGCCGCGTGCGGTAACCGTATACGCTGGCCACTTTAGCATTGTTGAACATGTCCAGTGTCATGTTCTTCTTAGCTACGCTGCGTTGGCCCTGTGGGTGTCCCTTAGTGGGTTTGGTGTACACCCACTCTGTAACCGTGCCGCTGGCATCCAAGGCATTACCCACGTCTTTATCAGCATCCAGGTTAAGCCCCGGCACACCTAGTGTCTTACGCAGCCAATTATCAGCCTTTTCCAAGGCCGCACAGTACACAGCGTAGTCACACTCCATGCGCGGCAAATCTACACGTATACCTTCTTGCTCATTGCGCAGCAGTATAGGCATTAAATGCCGCTCACGGTCGTAAGCTTCTAGCATCCCACGTTTACTTATGATGGGGTACAGGTGCCTAAACAGTTTCTCAGTGCTGCGTACATCGCCCTGCAGTGCGTAACGGCCTACTAAGCTGCCCGGTGCACGCGCAATGTAAGCACCGGCCTCGCTAGGCTTGCGCTTGGCTGCCGGTATGTTGGTGGTTATCCATGTGTGCAAAGCATCCCGCTCGCTGGGCTTTATACCCAGCAAACGCTGGGCACTGGGCTTAAGGCTCAGGCTAGTGGCGTGCGGGTTCTCAAGGAACAGCAAAAACAAAGTATCATGTATGCGCTCCCAACTAGGCACCGGCAAGCCCATATGCGTGGCTGCTACATCGGTATCAAACTTACCGTTTTGGAACAACAGCGGTTCACCACTACGGTACGCATCACACAGCACCTTTTGCGCATCCGCCTTGGTACAGTTATTATCACTGTCGTGTGCCCAGCTGTAGTACTTGTTAATTTTCTGTGCAGACCACTTAATGGCAACCCCTGCGGGCTTGGGTGGGTACTGCGGTCTGCGCTCAATGGCCTCAGTTTCAAAATCCAGAACTATTGGTTTAGGAACAGACATTGTTTACTTTTTGGTGCGCTTTACGCAGCTTTTCCCTATATGCTTTGTTAGCCCAGCGTTTCTTAGTTGCTGCACCTATACGATTCTTAGCCGACTAGGTGAAGCTGTACTACGCAACCGTTCTATGTTGCTTTGTATTTCTGATGCTGTCATAATTCCCTCCTCTCGCGGTCACTACGTAGCCGGTTATACCGCCCATAAATGCGCAGCATGTAATTCAAGCGGCGTTTGCCAGCCTGCTCTGTACTTAGCATCTCCTTACAATCATCTATGTCTATCGTACGCAGCACCTTGTTAAGTACAAGCCAATTGTCCAAAGCTTTATCAATTTCCCTTGCTGTCATAATCCTCCTATGGATTTGCTTCTCCAAGTTTAAACAGAGGCAGCGCACCAGCTACGCTGCCCCTAGTTAAACTGTACACAACTGCCAAGTAGCCTACTCTTTACTTCCTGCCCTTGCCTGCCAGTGCCGCAAACTTCCGCGCCTTGCCGCTGGCCACGGGTTTGTTTTCACTTTCAACAAACACAAACGGGAACCGGATTGTTTGGTTTACCTGCTCGTACTTTGCAAACAGTGCGGCAATCTGCTCGTTGTCTTCAGTCAGTTCAACCAAGTCAAATTTAACTTTGAACTGTGTGTCCTTGTCCGGCACTACAGTAATGCGCGTAACCACACCCAGCGATGGACGGTGGTGCGTGTCGTCCAACATGCGCACGTACCCAGCCCACAACTTCACGCTAGTAACCGGCACGTGCATAAATGCCACTTCGGCCTCGGGTATGTCCTTCAAATCCTCAATGCTGATCATGGCCAACCTGACGCTGTTTTTGCAGCGCTTACCCCGGCCTGTGTCGGCAGTGCCCCACTCGTTATTTGGACAAGTGGCACAGCCTTCACCATCGTTCTGCGGCTCATGTGCTTCCTTAGGCGGCACCATTTCCTCCACGGTTTCCCCAAAAGCAAAACATATCGGGCTGGTGGGGTTGTTAGAGTCAAACTTATCCTTGTACAACATGTTCACCAACACGTGGTCAATAATTACCACGTCCATGCTGTTACCGGGCACGGCGGCACCTTGGTACTGCAGTTGGCCGCCCTGCAACTTTATAAAGTTGCTGTCACCACCAATGCCGCTTACAATCTTAGCGCTCTTCTTGGCCATCGCGGCAAACTTCTCGTCCCACTTCACCATACTGGTACCTTTACCACTTACCACTTTCTTATTTACCATCTTGTTTTCTCCTGTTAGTACCCTCTTAAAATCAACCCTGGTTACTACTCCTTAAACTGGTGGCCCCCTGTAGCTTAGAGCTTGCCCTTACCTTTGATCACTGCACCATCCGCTGCTGGGATAGGTGGTACAGCTGTGTCAACCGGGGTGGCACCCTTCCCAACAGGCAGCACCACCTCCTGGGCTTGGGGCTGGCCGCCAAACAGATCAGTAAGCAGCTTCTCCTTAGGAAATATAAGCCGCTCTGAGGGCTGGGGCTGGGGCTGGTGCTGCGTGCATAGCGACGAAACACCGTCAGTATAGCTGTTACAACCGAGCTGTTCGCACAACATAGTTTTTAGAACTCCTTTGTAAGTACCTCGTTAAAACTATCTAGTGAATAGGTGCAGGCATGTCACTGCCGTTGTAAGTGCGCAGCAGTACCACGGCGTCGCCGTCCAATATTTCCACGCGGTCGGTATCAAACCAGTTGCTCTCACCCACCTTGCCATTTAAGGATGGCCCACTAAGCAGATACTGGTTACAGCCGGTAAGGTACTTAACCTTGCCAATAATGACGCCCTCAAACCCAGTGATTACATCCTTGCCCTTCTTGCCTAGCATCAATGCTCCTTATGCAGAATATCTTCAAGCTGCATGTCTTTGTAAGTAGCATCATGCACCGGGCATGGTACTACGGGGTTGTTATCACAACAGCATTCAGCTAGCTCCGGTCTGCGCTGTACAAGTTCTTCCCCCAGTTTCGTAGGTACCGCATTTAATCTCCCAGAAGGCGCTTCTTTTCAGCGATGCGTTCGTTCTCCAACACCTGGTCTGCCTGCCATAGCCCGAAGAAATATTTACTGTCGGTAGTCACCTTAAGCATTTCTGAGCAAACCGCACACAGCACAGGCCCGATCAGGCCGACCCTCATTTCAACTCTCACATCCACCACCGCACAGGTTTCGCAAATCTTGATTTCGACCGGCCCGTCCATTGCTGTGTTAGTCATGTTCTTCTACACCCTGGTACAGCTTACTTTCTTAGCAGTAAACCGGCCTACACCGGGCACTTGCTTATCAGCGTCCCAGCGCTCTTTTACAGCAGTCTCACCCAAGCGACGCTGCATAAGCTCAAACTCGCCTGTCTTCTTAATGTGCGCATATAGCTTAGGCCAATCCTCCACCACGGGGACTATCTTTGTCTGCACCTGTGCGCGGCCTACCTTACCGGCCACGCCCGTACTGTCCTTAGCGCTTAACGTATCAATAAAGCGCTGCTCTATGGCGGTTTCTACAGCTTGCAGCTTAGCAACTTCGTGCTGCAGTTTGTAGCGAGCCTGCCGGGTAGTGTACAGCAGGTCAGCACAGGCACCGTCAGTCTTAGGCAGCTTGATAAGCTCCTCATTGCCGCTAACTTTGGGCATGGGCACCTGCTTTCTTCGACACGGTGAGGCCGTCGCGCCTCGCTCCAAGCTTCGCGCAGCCTCTCTCTCTCAGCTCCTCGGACTCGCATTGAGCAATTGTATCAATGATGGCCGCCCGGAATATCTCTAACAAGCGCGACCCTTGTCTTTCTCCGGCTGCGTACTGGCGGTCTCGCTCCGCGCAGCTTGAGTAGTAAAGTGCCATTTCGCCAATCTTTTTCGCGTCTAGCATGCTCATGGCTACATCCCTCTTCTTTTGTTAGTTGGGTAGTTTGCTGGCCCTAGGTAAGTATACCTAGTACCCTGCAGCTATGCAACTGCGTAATTACACAGTAAACATTAGTTAAAACGATACCTTTGTGTAGAGCGCTTCCAATTCAGCCCTCAACTCTGCGATCTCAGCGGCAGACTGTTTGATGTAGTCCATCAGGATTACATCGGTGTCAGTTGCATGGGGAGGAATATGTACCCACACTCGCCGGCTAGTTTTATTGCCGAAGAATCTGTCTATTAACGCCTGCGCTGCTTCCGCAGCCTGTTCTTTCGTTATACGCACTTGAATCCTCCTTTGAGATTGCGAGCTTCTCGTAAGTCGCTCTCGCCTTGCTTGATCTGTTCGTCTATATTGAAGACGTCCTTTGCGTCTATATTGAAGGAGGCGTCCTTTGCGTCTGTTAGTTTCTTGCGCTTGTCACGAAGTTCTGCGATCTGCTTCTCATGGAACAAGATTAGCTTCTCAGGGTTGAGTTCTGGGTTGGGGCGCCCCTGTTTGGCGTTCTCGCCCAGGATTTTGTGATATCCCTCGGGATGCTGGTTGCACTTGGGTTTCGAGAATGCAGTGGGCGCGGATTTTAGAATCTTGTAAATTGCGGCGGCCGTGTTCTTGATTAAATACTTGCCAGCGCCGGGAACTTCGATGCGGATAAACTCGTTGGGAAATTCCTCCGGTCGGAACTTCTCATTGCACTCATTCCAGACAACCGCCTTCGCGAGTTCCTCGAAATCCCACAGCTCACCCGTCTTGCAAATTTCATTGGCGTGATCTAGCCAAGCATCTCGCGCGGGTTCCAGAGCTTTCATAAAGTACTCACGCTGGTAGTCCCACTTATTTTTATAGGAGTCGATAATGATCTTGTTTTTAGGTTCGGTGCGCGGAGTTTTTACCCATTGCTCTTCATAACTAATGATTTTCTGCTCTTCGTTGATTTTCGCGATAAGTTGCTTCCGCCGCAAGTTCAGCAACGCCTTTTTGTCTGACAGCGGCTTCCACTCATCGTCCGTATCGCTGATCCGTTGGTCTAAGGCTTCGCACTCATTATCGAGATCAATCCTTTCTTGCTTCAGCTTTGCGAGGTAGGTCTGCTCTTCGTTGATTTTCGCGATAAGTTGCTTTCGCCGCAACAACAGCTTCCGCTTATCGTCCATATCGCTGATCCGTTGGTCTAAGGCTTCGCACTCATTATCGAGATCAATCCTTTCTTGCTTCAGCTTTGCGAGGTAGGTTGATGGTGCGACCTTCTCCGCTTTTGGCGTTGCGGCCTTAGCTGCTGTCTCTTTCGTTATCCGCACTTGGTTCCCCTTCGGTCTCTTCATGCCACGCATCAGTGCACACATTTTCACAGCTGTGCGCTGCGTTGTCTACCAATACAAACAACCGCTCGCTACGTCCTGTGCTGCCGCAACTAGGACATGCAGGTGCAGCTTCTAGCTCTGCCGCGCTGACCTGCACTGGCAGTGGTTGACCGCGCTGTGCCATCTCCATTGCCTGTTCCTTGGTTATAAGCCAGCCGCAAACCGGGTTCATACAACCTATATCTCCAGTTTCTGAGTTGACCCTGCGCTCATTGTGGGCGCATAAAAACTCAGTGCACTCACATACCTTGCACCTACCAGCGCCGTATATGTGCTGCTTAGCAGTGTGCCCGCACTGGATAAGGTGATAACCGCTATCTCCATACGCAGCTTCTTCGACGGTATCTACCACCACACCATCATCACGCTTGTAGCGCAACACATTGCGGCACACAATGCGCTGAGCGCGTTCTTCGTCGCACTCCGGACAGTACGCACCCACATTACCGTACATACCGTGCACGGCGCACCGCATGGCCGTAGGTTGCGCTGGGCTGGTAATGGGCTGCTGCACGGTACTGTAGCCACCGCTGGCTAGTGCCACAGGTAGCGGCTCGACAGTGGTAGGTTCATGCGGTGTAAGGATAACGTACATGTAAGGCTGCGTTTCTTGGTGCTTGGTTTCAATGGCCCAGCGCGTAGTGTCCACACCCATAAACTCTAGTTTACTAATGCACAGAAACTTACGCCCGTCCCATACGTTGTTTACTAGCTTGGCCTGTGGGTGCATTTGGCTGCACGGATTGCCAGCAGCGTCTAGCCAGTGCTGCGTATAACCTACGTCCTGCACCACCTTAATAAGCAAGCACAGCAGGTTCTCGTTTAATACAGTTAAGCGGGCTACCTCAATTTTGGCAGCGTCCTCAAACGTTGCCAACTTCTTTTCCAGTTTCTTGCTCACAACTGCCTCCCTTGTTTCAGCTCTTGGCGAATTCGCACGGCTGCCTGGTTATCGTTCATGCGTTTTAACTCCCGGCTAACTCGCAACAGATTGCCGTTGATGCAGAGAAGGATAACCCACCCCAAAATCCACCCAAAAAGAAGCATCCAGTCTGTCATTTCACTGACTCTCCTTGTGTCAACCCCAACACAATGGCGTGGAAATTACGTCGCGATCCGGCAGCTGGTCGAGGACTTTGGCCGCTACCTTTACCTGCCGCGCCTGCAGACTACCGGTGTTCTCCTGAACGCTGTTCGCGCCGGGCTGGCGCTGTTGACATGGGAGCACGATGCCTTCGCCTATGCGGAAAGCTACGACGAATCTGCAGCTCGTTATCGCGGACTTCACTCCGGCTCACACATTGATATCACTTGTTTGTTTTCTTTGACTCGCCTACTCGCTGCGATCTTCCGCTTGCGCAGTGGCTTGACCTTTGATGGTGGCCGGTAGGTAAGGACCAAATCGGCCATCTTATTGAGTATTTCGGGTGGCTTGGTCATCGAATCAACCTCGCGTAGGTTAACCGCTTGCCGTCAACCGCGCCTCCGCGAGGCTTAGCCTCGTGGAGCCGACCGAGCATAAACCATGCAGATTTTTGGGTAATCCCGATCTCTTTAGCAAGTTGCATGGAAGAGATACCCTTGCGGGCCCTCACGAGCAAATACATGGAGTAGAGCCACTTATGCAAGGGGATATGCGACCGCTCGAAGATGGTTCCGGTGCGAATCGTAAAGTCAATCTGGCAGGCGTTGCAGCGGTAAAAACCCTTCCGGCGTGGAGTTATGCGGTCGCTGCTTGCGCAAGTTGGGCATACCGCGCCGTTCGGCCACAATCGCGCCTCAAGGTATGTCCGCGCCGTATCCTCATCGGGGAACATTTGGAAAAGCTCGAATGTGCTGATTGTGCTTTTACTCATGGCTTTAACCTTCTGCCGGGTTCCGTACCGGCCCCCGCTGCCATGCGGGACGCACCGCTTACCCAAGGTTGAGGGCGCGGCGGAGCTTAGAGTTCGACCACTTTGTATTCGGGGCGACCGCTCTCATTGTGGGATAGGTAATAGGTGCCTTCTTCGGCTTCGTTTATCCACACCTGAGCGGCTTCTGCGTTGTCAAACTCGGCTTCGCGCTGGCCATTATCTTCCATCGCCACGCTGATCTCTGAGTGGGGTCCGTAATAATCACGGCTGATGAGTACCGCACAAGGATTCGTGGTGTTCTCTGCGGCAGCATCTACGGATTTTATCCCGAATACGTTTGCACGGTTTCGGAGCAGGTCGAGGCCGCTCAAATCTTGGCTGATGAGCCAATCGCCCAAATCGTCGGCAGTCTCGGCAATCGCATAATTTGTTTGGCCATTATCGCCGTAGGCAATCGCATACCCTTTACTGGATGCAAGTTCATAGGCCGCGACGTACCCGTAATCTTTTCCAACATCAGCGGTAAAGTCGTCGGTTGGCTTAACACCTTGTTCGCACAGCGTGTTGATGATCTCAGCGAGTTCGGTTTCGGTGTAGTTCGTCATTTTCCTGCTCCTTTGAGGTTGGCACCTCTTGTTCGATCTGTTCTTAATATACTTTACTCCCTCACACTTGTCAAGCATTATTTTCATCTTTTTTCTGCTCGACGGGAGTTAAGTATGTAATTCCCCTAAATTTTGACCACTGATAAGCTGCTTCCGAGGTATCGAAATCCAAGCGTTCCGAGGTGCCGGGACAGATTCTTGGACTCCATGCCGGGATGCTTGGCGACAAGCTGCCAATATGCAGTGCCGAACTCCTCATCCCATCGCTGTTGAATCTCCGACGGAACTCCAGCTTTCCACGCGCCAATGTCCTCTGCGCAACCATTGTCGGTGCGCCCGCACGGAACCGCAGCCTCGATAGCGGCGCGGATTTCAGCAGGTCCGAAACGCTCGCGCTCGCCGTCGCTCATACCGAATCGGATAATATCGTCCTGTGAAGACGCCACGTCGCCGGAGTTGCTGGCTTGGCAGCCCCACCCGCTATAGTCGCAACCGCCGCGAGCAACAAACCATCGGTTCGGAGTGATCGGGGTACAGTTCCATCCGCCACCCTCGCCAAAAACCTCTTCCCAATCGTAACTATCTAGCTCTTTCAACATGCTTTCCCTCCTATGGTTCGGCCTCCGCCCGCTGTGTTGAGTTCACTTTGCTACCGTCGATTCATGCGGGCAAACTTTGTACTTAGCCCTTGCAAAGTTGCAGTTGTAGCAGAGCAACCGGAAGCGATCCTTCGGCCATCCCTCACGCTTCAACCAACGATAGATAGCCGTGCTCATTCCAATTTTCTTCCTGTGTGCTTTCCCGTCGTTAAAGATGTGATCTATAGATAGGAACTCCGCAATATCAACGTCGCACCCTCCAGGACATTGACACCTGCCGCCATAGGCCGAAACGGTTTCCTTTCTCAGGCGGGCGCAATACTCCCGGCCTCGCCTACGACACTGCGCGCATTGTGCGCCCTTACCAATGGGAAGCTCTTTGCCGCATCCACATAAACCTTGCGCCTTGCTACGTCTATACCAGAATTTGGATGACGGGAGCGGGGCTTGCGGAAGCAAGCTGAGTTGGATAGAGTTATCGCGTGGCTGAACAACTGCATGACGCTTTACAGAGCGTTTGCGGGTCATCTTCGTACCTCGAATACGAACGTGATGTTCAGCCATTATATCACTCCACTTGGTTGAATCGTGCGGGCCGGGCTTGATACCGGCTCCAGTCGGTTAGGGTATAGCGGAACCCCGCCAAAGGTGCTCGATGAAACGGCGGCCTTAACCCCTGAACCTTTCGGCCCCGACCTCAACACTTTTATTGCGTGTCCCTTCCACGCCGCGCGCACGATTATCAATCCCTATCCCTTCACTAGGTGACTAGCTCCGGGAATCAGGTTTGACCTCATTCGGAATCCATTGGCTACAATGGACTCCCGATCTTTGACGTTGTGACAATGTACGCATACCCACTGCACGTCTAGGGGGTTTTCATAACCCTTGTGATGGTGCCCGTGTAGTTTCGATGGCTCTGTTATGGCTCCGCAAACCGAACACTTTTCCGGCTTCGCGATCTTTCCATACCTAACGGCGTCACGAACCCTCTGTCTTGCCGTATCTTTTTTCATGTTTCGCACGAACTTGGTTGGGCCTCCGCTTCCACGGAAGCCCGCCCGGTTAAGCTGCTGGCGCCGATGCCGGAGGCGCTACAACAGCCGTGTTTCCAAATCCCGGCGCGTTGGCGTGGCCTACGGTTTTCACCCCGGTTTGGCTGCCAGCAATTCGCGTGAAATCCTGACCACGCTTCTCCGGGGCGCTCCAGTTCATTATCGCCCAGCCGTCATACTCCGCAAAGTCGCCACACAACCCCGCGCCGTTTGATAGTTCTGAGCGTTTGCCGCTTCCAGCATCTTGAACGAATCGTGCAGGTTACGGGTGGCCCTGAGCGCTTCCATGGTCTGGTTCTCGGAGGCGGTGAGGTGTGCATGCTCCTGGTAGCTGCTGTAGAACAGCAAGATAATCAGAACGTACAACAGAACGTAATGCGCAATTTTCACTGACATTCTCCTTGGTTTTGGCTATTCTGTTTATTGCTGTATGTGGCCCAGCGACCTACACGTTTAAGTCTACGGGCCATTTTTAGAAACAAACTGTAGCGCCTGCGCCCGACACTGCGCTTACGATCATTAGCAAAACGGCGCAGCTTAGTCGGCGATGATTTTTCCCTTAGTTCCTTTGAACAATTCCTCAGATGTGGCATTGATAAGCTCCTCGTACACTTGGAACATGTAGCTAGCTTCCGGCACTGTGTCCAGCACGAACTCACCGCTTGGCCCACGGTCACAAATAGCAAAAGCCAAGTGCAGCTGGGGGTGATAAAACGTACGGTGCGTAAAATCATGTTCACGGCTTACATCCACCATGCGCTGCAGTAGCTCAGTATAGTCGTTAATAATCTGCTGGTGGTACGCACGCAGACCTATGGTGGCCAGCAACACCACGGCGGGCAACAAGTCCACATGTATACGCGCTACATCCATTACTGTGCCAGTGGCCATGCACAACACCAGATCGCTTACAGCTACCGGGCTGCAGTCACGGAAGAAGTGCTGACGCAGTATCGCGCCCTGCGGAACTATCTCAACCCCCTTTACCACAGTTTGTTTACGATGCTTCACAATCAGGTAACTCCTTCCACGCATTATAGCACACACGTGCAAGTGCACGGTTTAGTCAGGTTGTCAGGCACAATACACACTGCGACATTCTCCGTCAGTGCCCACATACAAACCGCACCGCGGGCAGCGTTTGCAGTTACTTGCTTTAATGTGGTTGTCCGCCACAACGTCCCACGGAGCTTGATTGCTGGCATCTATGCTCCTACTTTCGCGCCCCACGGCCCACTGCCCATGGCCCAGCCTGCGCCTACCAGCACACTGTTGGTGCTTGCTACGGCGGCAAGCGTAGCACCACAACTTGTTTTCCTTATTAAGCACACGCTGCACCGGGTGCGCCACCGTGTAAACCTTGAAAGCCATTATTTCCAACCCTGCCAGTTCTCCAACTTGCTGTTGGAGATTGCCCAGGTTTTTTTCACTTACACACACTCCCACACTTCGTTAGCGAGCAGCCCACCGTCGGCCTGCCCAGTGCCGTTGCATTTATCGCACATGTGCTGCAGACGCACCGTAAGGCTCTGCTGCATACTGCGCAGCCCTTTGCCTTGGCAATACATACATTGACTACCCTGCAGGGTTAGCCGGGCATCGTACTCCCTACGCAGTTGCGAGTTCTTAAGCACACCCCATGCTTGTGTTATACGTTGGTACACTGCCGTGTTGCCTGTAGCCTTGTCGGGGTGCCACAGCACAACCAAGCGCTTAAAACTGATGTGTAGCTCCTCTACGGTGCTGCCCGGTGGCGCGGCCAACAGCTCGTAGTATGTGACGCAACGCGGCTTAACCCTGGTAGGCCGGGGCACGGTTGTACGAGGAATCTTCATTTTAGCAACCTCCCATTCTTACCAAGCTGCATCTCAATGTTAGTTAGCATGGTTAGTGGTTCCTGTTCTTTACTTCGCTTAGCCTTGCAGCGGTTAGTGGGCTGGCCACTCTCTGCTGTATCTCAATGGTGTACCCCGATTGACAGGTGCCGCATGTAGCAGCAAAGGCACGCCGCAGCAAACCACCAGTAGCCGGACCAAGCGGGACAATAGTAAGCACGCTACTGCAATGTATACAGGTTGCAATAACACTCATGAGATTTGTACCCTCCGTTTAATACGCTCAACAATAACGTCAAGCTGTTGGTATGCTTGCTCAATATCTGCCAGCAAAATTGTCGCAAATGACCTTCGGAACGTCAGTATCGAATTCGCCGACCTGCTGTGCGATTGCGATAAGGTCTATATCCGCCTCCGCCGCCCACTCCGCCGCCCGCGCCGCCGCCCCCGCCGCCTCCGCCGCCCACTTCGCCCCCGCCGCCCACGCCGCCCACGCCGCCGCCCCCGGTGCCCACTTCGCCGCCCACGCCGCCCGCGCCTCCGCCCACGCCGCCCCCGGTGCCCACTTCGCCGCCCACGCCGCCCGCGCCTCCGCCCACGCCGCCCCCGGTGCCCACTTCGCCGCCCA